GTCCCTAGAGTTTTAGACATTGTGGGGCCATCTGTTGTTGAAGCAGAGGATCGTTCTCACTTTATCGGGATTATCTCTTGTCAATTCACAGCAGTGGTGTAGTGTACTAGCACAAACGGTATTAGTTCATGCGTGCCACTGAGTTGCTTCGTAATAAGTTTGGCGTTAGCCAGCTTTATAAGCACGAAGTCAAGGACGGTGATGATGTGGTGCTTGAGGTGTATTGGCACCCATTGACGATTGCCGAACGGGAATCAATCCAGAAAAAGTCTGACAAGGACGACTCTGGTGATTTTGCTTTAGGCATGATGATCGAGAAAGCGTTAGACGCTGACGGCAATCGTATGTTCCAGGATGGTGAGCGAGCTGCTCTTCGTCGTGACGTTGAAGCTGCAATCCTCCAAGACATCCAGCTAGCGATGTTGGCTTCTGGAGCGGAAAACAAAGTGGAGGAAGCGAAAGCGGACTTGAAAAGCAAGTAACGACTGGCTTTTTATCTTCTTTTTAGCGAAAGAGCTGGGTATGACGGTGGTTCAGCTCACTGAGCGCCTTACTCAGGAGGAGCTTGTGGGTTGGGCTGCTTTCTTCGAGATCAAGGCAGAGCAAGAGGAGAAGTCAATTCAAAACGCCAAGTCGGGTCGTGGAGCACGAACGATGGGGTCACGGTAGACTGGAGCGCAAGACTCTACGTGCTCAGCCGTGGCCAATTACAACGTAGATATTGCTCTAAAGGTTAGCGGCAATTCTGCATTAGATCAGTTAAATAAAAAATTAAAAGAAGTTGAGGAACGTCAAGAACAAATAAACAAAAGTACGCTTTTAACTAACAACTATTTGCGCCCGAGGGCTGCCGCTGAAAGGGATTTTGCTAAGTTCAAGGAAAAAACGCTAGAGGATAACAGGAAAATTGCTCAACAAGAGCAAAAAATTCTTAACATAGCAAAAGAACGCGCAAGCGTAGAGCAAAGCTTTTTAGAGCGCAATAGGGAAGACTATAAACTTGCAAGGCAAAAAACTGCTGAGTTTTTGAAGCAACAGCGTTTGCTCTTGCAAATGTCAAGGCAGTATTCCCAACCGATTGGCCCTGTCGCCTCAGGCGTTAATGAATTTAGGCGAGATAAAGCAAGGCGACAAAGAGCGCAATTTATTGCCTCTGGAGCGCCAGGGGTTCCTGTAGCTGGTGCTCAGCAAGCTCTTCCTGCCTTCCGCGAAAGAGGGCTTCAAATTTTAAATAATTCAGTCAAGTTAAACGAAAGTCAATTAAGGATAGAAGCAGCACTAAATGGAGAAAGACAAAGAGGAGTTCGATTCTTAGAAGCTCAAAGTAGAGAAGAAAAGCGTCAGCTAGACCTTGGCCTTCTGGAAGATGCTCAAGGCCTGAATGTAACAAGATCAAATCTTATTCCAGGGGTCTCTTCCGGTAAAGCTGTACCAAGAACTCAACACAGTAGACCCATTGGCCCCAAACCTGCCCGAGCTGGCGGAGGCAGAGGAGGCAATAAAGGTTTATCAAACCTTGCACTTGGCGTTGGCTTTCCGCTCTTATTTGGCGGTGGTGTGGGCTCAGTTGCTGGTGGCGCGTTAGGTTCTGTTGGCGGAATGGGCGGCCAAGTCCTTGGCAGTGCTATTGGTGGAATTGTCGATACGTTTGTTGCTGGAATCGGAGACATTGGTAAAGCTCTTAATCCTTTAACTGCGGACATTGGTGCATTAGCAGATGCGGCAGGAATTGCTGGCACAGAAAATGGAAAACTAATCCAATCGCTAGAATCTTTTGTTAGCAGTGAAAAGGCTTTAGAATTAGCATCCCAGCAACTGGCTGTAACTGTAGGCCAGGATGGCGTGCAAGCTTTGAAAGCCTATGGACAGGCAAATACCGAACTATTCAATGAACTTAGTAAAGTTTTTACAAATCTAGCCGCAGCGTCTGCGCCATTCTTAGAGCAGGTTGCGCGTGCTATTTCAGGCAAAATTGAAACTGTAAGGCTTGTAAAACGTGGAGTTACTGAATTTGGCTCCGACCCAACGGTACAAGCTGCTCAAGCTAAATTCCAGCAGGGAAAAATTAACGAGTCCCAATTTGAACAGCAAATAGCTGAGTTTGTGCGAAAAAAAGAAGAATCTGCTCAAAAAATCGCAGACCTTCAGTTACAATCAACTTCAGGTAGTCGTATAAGTTTGCAAATTGCCGAACAGGATCTTATTGTCGCGCAAGCAAGAAATAATCTTTTAGACGAAAAAGCGCAAAAAGCTGAAAAAAATAAAATAGCGTTACAGTTCTCAAAAGATACTCAAGACATTCTTCTTCTTCAAGATGAAAAACGAATAACCAATGCTGAGGCGCAACGTCGCCTTGAGGAAGCAGGCATAAAAAACGATATTGCAAAGTTAAGCCTGGCAGATCGTATAACCAAAGCTAAAGAAGACGAAGCAAAGGCGGCTGAGCGCCAAGCTAAGGCTGCTGAGCGCAGAGCCGCCGCAGAGGCAAAAAGAATACAGCGCGAACTGGAAGCGCGAGCCAAGGGCATTGCGTCTGCTGAAATGGGTGCAGGACTGTCTTTTATTTCTCGGTCTAAAGCGGATCTAGAGCGCACAGCTGTTTTTGAAGGAGAGGAAGCAGCCTTAAATCAAAAATTAAAACTTATCGCGCAAGAGAGGGACATTAAACATGAGATACTGCGCGTACAGTATTTGCAAAAAGATTCACAAGCGAAATCTTTGCAAGAGCAGGAGCTGTTGTATGAAACATATCTAAACCAACACTCTGTAATTACTGCTACAGCTGAGACTGAATACAGGAGAACAGAAGACCTAAAAGAACGAATTGCGTTAACTGAACAAATTTCTGCTTTATCAGCAGCTGCTGGATTTGACGTTCTTGGTTTGGCGAACAATACAGGCCCATTCCAAAGCACAGGCATGTATGCACCGGACACTGGTCCTGTTTCTTTTGAAGCAGGAATCGATCTTGCTCCTTTAATCGCGTATCAAGTTGAGCTTGATAAGATCCTTGAAAAGTATCCATTGATAGGCGAAGCAGCAGGCGCAGCTGCTGGCCTTATTACGACTGGCTTTGAATCGATCATTGATGGAACGAAGAGTGCTGAGCAAGTCTTTGCTGATTTCTTGAACAGCATTGCGGACATGTTGATGAAGACAGCACAGCAGATGATTGCTCAGTACATCGCGATTGCAATTGCCAAGATGTTTGCTGGTATGGGATCTAGTTTCTCTGGGAGCAGTTTTTCTGACTTCTCTGGATCGATAACCGGCGGTAATCCGTTTGCTCCTGGGGGAATCTTACCTACATTTGCTGACGGAGGCAGGCCACCAGTCGGTAGACCTTCAATCGTCGGAGAGCGCGGACCAGAACTCTTCGTGCCAGGTGCTTCTGGAACGATTATTCCAAATCACGCAATGGGTGGTGTCAACGTTGACACGATCAACATTACCGTTGAAAACACGGGTGAACAGCTAAACCCTGCGGCGCAAAAGCAGCTTGCCGGTCAGGTTCAAGGTATTGTGTTATCAACGCTGGCTAATGAGCGCCGTAGTGGAGGAATGCTCTGATGGCATACATCCAATTCAATGACATACCGCTTGATCCATCGCTTACGCAAGAGCGTTCACAGCGTGTTCAGCGTGCTCAATTTGGTGATGGTTACAGTCAGGTTCTGACAGATGGATTAAATGCAGAGCAAGAAACATGGCAATGTCAAACGCCCCCGCTGACTTATCCAGAAATCAACTCTATTGAAAGCTTTTTGTTGGAACAAAAGGGGCAAGCAATCTCTTGGATTCCACCGTTTAGCACCAAAACGTTTTCCAAGCCGTTTGCAAGCGGCAAGCTAAATCTTGGTTACACAAATTTAAGCGCGTTGACGTTGACTGGTTTTACGAGACCAGCCAACTACACGGCAAACCTTGTGACCGGTGTCCTGACATCTGCCACTGGCGCATCAGGTATTTCTGATGGAACGGCAATTCCAATCTCGTTAACGCTTGCAGCTAAGAATTTTCTATTGTCTGATGGCTGGACAATTAACACTTTAAGTTCGGCTTATGCTCGCTTGTCGTTTAGCTTGACGAGGGTTTATGTATGACACAATCGCCTCCTAACGCTGAAGTTTTTAAGCCACAGCTGCCGCAGATCATTGATCTGTTTACGCTCGACATCACACCAATCCTTCCAACTGGTTCGTCAGATCAAGCGATTTACAGGTTTGCAAATTGGTCACAAGTTAATGGCGCTGATGTTGTATACCAAACGAACACTTATACAGCGTTACCTCTAGAGGCATCAGGCTTTGAGCTAAACACCAAAGGGCAGCTAGCGCGTCCAAGCTTGACATTTGCGAACGTAGGTCTTGGCATTACTGCGTTGACAAATACTTACGAAGATCTTGTTGGCGCAACGGTCCAAAGGATTCGCACTCTTACTACCTATCTCGACGGTGCTGAAGCTGCTGATCCAAACGCTTTCTGGGGACCAGACGAATGGGTCGTTGAGCAAAAAAGCAGTGAAAACAAGCTGGCAGTATCTTTTCAGCTAACAATTCCGTTTGATCTTGAGGGGCGTTCATTGCCTGGTCGCAGGTTATTGCGTGAGCAATGTCAGTGGAGATATAAAAGCAATATAGGTTGTCATTATGACGGGAGTGCTTTTTTCAACGCTAATGATCAAAGCGTTGTTAGTAGTGGAGATGATGTCTGCGGTAAACGTTTAACCAGTTGTCAACTAAGGTTTGGCAGTACGTCAAGGCTGCCGTTTGGCGGCTTTCCTGGTCTTACGGACGCAATGGGTTAAACGATGCTTTCTCAGTACAGCAATCCAATCACAAGCGAACAGCAAGCAAGCATTCGCGCTTATGCAGAAGCCGCTCATCCTGTTGAGGCTTGTGGCTTTGTCCTTACTAATGGAACGGTTGTTGAATGCACCAACACCGCAACACAGCCTGACACGTTTGTGATCAGTGCGAAAGAGACTGCTTTGTACTTAGATGATGCTGTTGCTTCGTGGCATAGCCATGCAGATTACGCAAGCGTGAGCTTTGCGGACATCAATGCTTCTAAAGCGTTGAATCTGCCTTATGTAGTTTTCAACTGTGCCGGTGCAGAGTTTTACTACTTTGATCCGCGCCAGTCAGCAGGTTTGGTGGGGCGTCCGTGGATGTATGGCGGTTATGACTGCTATTCGGCTGTGCGTGATTGGTATTCGCAAGAGATGGGCGTCGAGATGGCTGATTATGAGCGTTTGTACGAAGGCGAATGGGTGCAGCGAGGTTTCACGCATTTTGAGGATAACTTCGCGGCTGAAGGCTTTATCAGGATTCCTATGACAGTTGATCTGGAACGTGGGGATGTGTTGTTGTTTCGGATCAGGAATGACCACACCTGTAATCACGTTGCAGTCCTTGAGGATGTAGGGGCCAACCGGATTTATCAGCACTTGGTTGACCGGGAATCAGCGATAATGGCTTACAGCGGCTATTTCCGCGATAATACGTTCATGGTTCTGAGGCGCAACGGCTAATGGTTACCATCCGGTTACTAGGCGAAGCTGGCCGTCGTTATGGGCGTAGGTTTCAGCTTGCTGTAAAGACACCTGCCGAAGCCGTGAGGGCATTGTGTTTGCAGATTCCTGGCCTTAGGCAGTATCTGCTGGAGTCAGGCGAAAAGGGGATTGCCTGGCGCGTTGTGACTGATCACGCGGAAGGGCTTGACGAAGATCAGATGTTGTGGCCGATGAGCAAGAGGTTGGTGCTGGCTCCGTTACCTGCTGGCCGTGGTGGAGTGGGCAAGATTATCGCTGGTGTGGCGTTGGTTGCAGTCGCAATTTTATTTGCTCCCGCAGGCGCACTTGCAGGAGGTCTCTTTACTTTAGGAGCGCAGGCCGTTCCGATTGTTGCTGGTATCGGCCTTTCACTAGTTTTTGGCGGCGTAGCAGAGCTATTAACGCCAACGCCGAAGATGCCCAGTGTCAAAGGGATTGGCGGCGCTAGCTCTTCAGGTCGTGATAGGGACGAACAGCTAAACAGCTTTGCTTTTGATAAGTCGAACGCGAATACAGTGCAGGGAGACGTGGTTCCTGTTCTCTACGGCGAACGCATCATTGGTGCGCTTCCAGTTTTGAGCTTTGGCCTTGAATTGCAAAACTATCTGTGATGGACGATCAAACCCAAGCGAATGAGATAGAAGTCAGCGGTGCTGGCGGCGGTGGGGGCGGCAAGGCTCCAAAGACAGTTGTTCAGCAAACCATTGTTCAGCCTAAAGCTAGGCAGTCAGTAATTGAAGATAATAATTTATTTTCAGTTGCGTTTGCGAAAACAGTTTATGCGCTAAGCGAAGGTGTTCTCGAAGGTTTTCCAAACGGAATAAAAAAAGACGTTTATCTTGATGGCGTTCCAATTCAAAACTCTAATGGAACGAACAATTTTGATGGGTTTACTCTTAAATCAAGGTTAGGTGAAGACGAGACGCAAACGCCTATTAGCGGGTTTAGCACAACTGAAAACACTGTTGGCGTCAACGTAAACGTCACTCGGACTGCTGGTGCAGTTACTAGAGCAATTACGGACACAGACACCGAGCGTTGCAGGGTGATTATTGCTGTTCCTGCCTTGCAGGCTCAAAACGAAAAAAACGGTGATATTTCCGGCACAAGCGTTAAGTTTAGGATTCATGTCAATTCAAACGGTGGCAGTTTCACGACTATTTCTTCGCCCACTATTAGAGGAAAATCAAATAGCGAATTTCAAAGAGCTTATGAATTTGCATTACCTGGAAGTGGGCCTTGGAACGTAAGAGTCACAAGGCTGACATCTGACAGCACCAGCAGCTTTATTCAAAACACAATTAATTGGCAAAGCTTTGTCGAGATTATTGATGAAAAATTTGCCTATCCAAACACTGGTCTTGTTGCATTAAAGGTTGACGCAAGGCAGTTCAACACGATTCCTGATGTCTCGGTAAAACTTCGCGGCAAGCGTGTTCAAGTTCCTGCAAACTATAACGCCGCAACTCGTACCTATACGGGGTTATGGGACGGAACGTTCCAGATGGCATGGACCGATAACCCTGCCTGGATCTTCCGTGACATCGTTCTAAACGAACGTTTTGGCGTCA